ATGTTTGCCCCCACTCTGGGGGTTAGCCCCCTGCGCCTCTGGGTGGCGTTCTAAGGGCTTTAGTGTTTGTCTGGGGTGATTGTGCCTTGTGGCTATTTCGTGGCTTCTGTGGGCGTCCTGCGCTCGTTTAGAGTGCTTTCCGGTTTTGGGCTGTCCCTGTGCTTTGCGCTGCCTTGCTATCGTGCGCGCCCCCCGCGTTTCTCAGGGCATAAGAAAAGCCCCACAAGCTAGGGGGTTGCTTGTGGGGCGTGTTTCTTTGTGTGTTAGTAGTGTGGCACCGCCTTCCTCACTCGGTAGCCTGTGGCTTCCTCAAAAGCCTCAGGGGTTTCGTGAATAAGCGTCTCGGTTTCCACTCCGCGCCTAATTGCTTGGCGCACTAGGTTTTGGTGGCGTGAGGTGGTGACGCTGTATCTCTGAGCGTTCAGGTGAGCTGTCTCGCCGTCCTGCTCTACTACATAAATAGGGGTGCTGTATGAGTAAACGACAAACCGATTCTCTGAGTCAATCAGACCCCGAAACTCGCCGTTTGAGCTAAAGGGTGCGCGATCCAGAATAAACGGGACTGATTCCCGAACTGCAACGCGTGGCATACCCTAGCCCTCCCACTCTGCCGTTAGGCGGTAGATGTCTAAATCAGCGGACAGAAACTCTTCAAAGCTTCCAGACCAATTGCCTATCTCAATAAAGGCTGCACTGGTGTCAATCACACAAGGCGCAAACTGCTCCTCAAAAGGTGACAAGCTAGGAAGTCCAGCTTCAATGCCAAACCCCGTTTCTTGGTTCCATAGTCCACCGATTAGCTGACTGACGATAATACGAGCGCAATAGGTCGGGTCGCTCCATCTTGGGCGCGATTGTTCGATTGCATTCTTTGTGTCCTCAAGCTTGCTATCGCCTCCCCAATGTGAGTAGAGATAGATGCTTGCTTGGTCGTTTGACTTTATTTCCCAGGTTGTTCGTGCGCCCATTGTTAGTCGTTCCTTTCTTGGTCGCTGATTTCGTGGTTTAGTCCGACTGCTGCTAATGCAACAACGACGGGGGAGAGTAGCACCGCGCTACTAAGTAGGACTTCGCCCATAATCTCCAACAGCATTAGAGGAACCTGCCGACTTTGTTAGCCACACTTACGCCGATAGTGTCGCCCTCTGTCATTTCAATAAGAGCGATAACCTCCTGTAAGAGCTTTGTAGCCTCTTGCATTTGGTAAGAGCGCATTCCGTCTGTCAGGTAACGCTCTTGCTCTGGTCGCTTGGGTCGCTCCAGTGACAGCTTGCCTTTGGCGTAGAAATACTGGTCGCCGTTATAGTTGACCCTCATTTCTAGCTGCCCAGACTTGATTACCCTTTTAGCCCAGATTTCACTTTCAGCCTTCCACTTTTCTAGGTCGGCTTCGTATTGCTTCACTGGTGCCTCGTATCTCGCTAATGCTTCTCGGCACTTCGCCAAATACTTGTCTTTATTTATCTTCATAGATGTTGTCATTTGCTTTCCTTTCTCGGTGCGCCCTTAAGAGCGCAAGGAAAGCTTCTCAGGCTTGCGCCCTTAAGTCTGCAAGCCGTAGCCCACTGTTACCAAATCGTTATGCGAACAAGTGTTTCAAACAAGTGTTCGATTCGGCTGGGCTACGGCTTCGCGCGCGCGTGCGCGCATAAGATTCTTAACCGAGTATTTTGTTTTTACGCCTCCTGATTCTGGCTTCTCCAGAACTTCGCTTCAGCGTCTTCTCTCATAATCTTTGTCCAGAGATTCTCCACATAGAGAATCCTCTCAATCACATTTTCCGGACTGGTTGCGTAGTACTCGCCGTCGCCTTCTCCCCACTCCTGTATGCGGTAAAGGTTCAGCTCATCTACGAAGGTTATGCGTAGCCACACTAGATCCATAGAAAAAAACAAGCTCATTGTTTTCTGGTCCTCTCCGCCCTTCGAGTGGTTTGCGTCTCGGCTCGGGAATCGCTCAACAAGTAGCTTCTCGACATCCCACATTGGAGTATCAGTTGCGTCTGCAAACCAAGCAAAGTTTGCGGCTCGCTTCCACATCTCCATACTGCTGTCCTTGGGTATGACAATCTCTGTCCGAGTCTCGACACCTGTGAGCTTGACATTGTTCTTGCCAAACTCTTGTATCTGTACCCTGTCGTAATTGGTCAGCCAGACATCTTCCCTGTCTGGGTTTGTCGGTATGTAACCGAGCTTGTTGATTATTAGTTCGTGCATTTCCATTGTTTGTTTTCCTTTCTCTCGGGGAAGGGGACCGACCCCTCCCCCCTCATTTTTTTAGTATCTTCTTTGCCCTGTTGAGCCACCGATTACTCCTGAGATGAACCACATCAGAATCCCAGTCAGCACCATTGCAACTCCAGTTGGTTTGTGCCAAGGCTTCTCTAGGCTTTCCCAGTAGCCGTCAGGTGGGTTGTCGTATGACTTCTTCTCCTGTTGGCAAAACGCCTTGTATTCGTCATAGTGTTGTACCTTGCCCGAGTTGGAGAAGTAGTCGGCGCGCGCTTTCTGGTCGCCGTCTAATCCCTTGTCACGGAGGGTCATTGAAGCCCACCCTGCATAGGTCAGTCTGTCAGCCATTAGTTTCCTTTTCATAGATTTTTTCTTCGTCCCAGTCCACATAACCTTTTCTGTAATTTGGGTCTGTGTGTTCTGTGAAGTCGCCCTGTATGGCGATTGCTTTGGCTTCCTCCAGAGAGTTGGCTTCTATCTCATACCAGCCCTCTAGCATTTCCTTTATTGGCAAAATGTAAGTCTTCATCTTCTTCCTTTCACATACATTCTTGACACCAGATTTCTTGGTTGCTTACTTTCCACATTGTGTTCTTGCGATACCACTTGCGACACTCGGTGCATTGCGAGTGGGTCAGTTGAAACTTCCAAGTCCGAAAGCTCTGTTGCCACCACCACTTACTGAGCCAGAGCATTTCTGGTATCACTACCTGAACACTGCCGATAGTGACTCTCTGCTTGCAGAAGGCAGCCGAGCTTAGGTGAAACTCGGTTTCGTGCCACTCTGAACACTTCCAGCATTCGTATTCCGTTTTCATTTATGCATCCCTTTCAAGTGACCCGAGTGCTTCTAGGGTTGATTTGAACTCCAAGTCCACGCTCGGCACGAGGTAGTAGGTGTCCCAGTCGTCAGTTATGACAGACACTCCTGTATCCGAGCAGGTGGCTATACAGATTGCCCAGACACTCAGGTCGGTATTGAACAGACCCCAGCCGTCTTCGCCGTCTAGCGTTTGGATCGAGACATCATTCCAGTCGCCGTCTTTGACCTTGCAATAGGTGATGCTCATTAGATAACCTCCATCTTCTCTGTCCAAGGCTTAGTAGTGACAAGCAGGTCGGACCTTTCCGAAATGACTCCAGTTACAATCCGGTCAGCCTGCCAAGACCAAACACGATTTTCAGAAATGGCAAGTGCCAAATTGTCGCGGGCATCTTCTTCGCCCAATTCTTTATCGTCCTCTGCTGTGTCGAGGTAGTACTGCAATTCGCCCATCTGATACGGGTACAAATATTCGCACTCGCATTCTGCGTGGTCGTCGCACTCCACCTCGTCCATCAGGCGTGGCTCGTACTCAGCCTTCCAAGTGTCAAAGTCAATCGTTTGCATCAGTTGTCCTTTCCTCTAACAATTTCGTCATTGTGTCAAACATCAGCTCCCAAGTTCCAAGAGATACTTGTGGGTATGACCTCAAGATGGTCCCGTCCTCTATGTGAGAAACATTTATCCCGCTGTCACTTAGCTGTATGACAACGCCTGCTGCGCCTTGCTCTAGTTCCATTAGTTTTCCTTTCTCTCTGCTACTTGTGTAGCGAGGTCAATTCTTGTTGTGCATTTCGGCGTGTCAAGCGTGTTGTTTATCTCGTTATCAAATCGTGACATTGCTTACAGGGCGCGCAAATACAGGGCTGTCTATATATTTTTTCTGACCGAGTACTTTATTTTTGACTGAACCGAATGTTTATAGCGGGCGGTCGCCGCGTGAAGCGTTGCAACTTCTGTGAGCTGCTGCTAGTGGAGAAAGCGGGTTGCCGGGTTCTAGATGGTCCGCCTGCCAGGGGTCGTTGTTTCTTGCGCCATCACCGCAAATGTGACAGACGATCGCTGTCTCTCTGACTATGCGGGCGCGCTTGCGGTAATCGGTGTTGTAGTAAGTTTTTTTGTGTTCTGCCCGCTTTACGTCGCGCAATTGTTGTACGCGTCGTCGGTGGACTTCGCAGCGGCTTTCCCAACTGAGCTTGCCGCAATCTAGGCAGGGTTTCTGAAATTTCATTCTGACTGAATACTAGCCTGAAAAAAGACAAATGGCAGAGAAGAACCAGGCTGAACAAGGGCCTGGTTCCTCTCCACCAAGAGAGAAAGGTAGGAGATGATCTCCTCAGTGCGACCAAAAGAAAGGGGTAACACTAAGACAATTATGCACCCAATGTCCGCAAGTTGTCAAGCTTTTCGTTGTCGCGTGTTGTCGGTCGAATAAAATCCTGGGCCAGAAAAACTTACCTGCGGTGGCTGAGGAATTCGGGACATATCCCCCCCACAATTTTCACAGTCAATCTGCGGGTCTTCGTGGATACTGTGAGTCACGTCGTAAACCTCGCCGCACTCACATTCGTAGCGATAGATAGGCATTACATCTCGCCTAGTTGTGCCAGCTTCTCAAAGGCCTTACGTGCAGTCCAGTCGCGAGCGCCGCCCGCCCATCTCCCGGCGTTGAAGTAAAGCTTCTTCTGCTCTTCGTCAGGCTCATAGATCTTCTGATAAATGACATAGGGTTCAGTCATTTTCTCTGCCTGATCGCGCATCTGACGTGCTAGCTCTTCTGGGTCTGTCATAGCTTGTACACCGTTCCCGTGAAGTCCACGCCCTTTTCCAGTAGCAATACCCCCAGGCCAGGAACCGAATCCTCACCCGTGATTTTGCGCCACCAGCCCGAGCCGTTGTCCATAGTCGGGGCCATTACCAAGAACCGAGAAGTGCCACGTGGCGTTGATCCCATCTCAGTCACTCTGAGGTGGTGCCAGTGTCCGTGGATTAGAACTGAAGCGTCTGACACGGGCTGACGACCGAATGCTTGGCCTCTCCACCATTGCGCCATATTGTCAGGGCGACGAGCTTGGTGTCCGTGAACAATACCGAGGATGTGGAAGCCGTCACCGAATACGTCAAGTGCCAGAGACTCGTCGTGAGGCTGAGGCTCAACGAACCGGATGTTCAGTCCGGCTGTCTCGCTGAGTCTTGCAAGCTGACGCCCGATGAAGATTCCCCAGTCGTCCGAGGGCTTTCCTACTACCTGTTTGTTCACTCGCCACTGGCAGTGGTTAGACCCAACCGAAGCATAAGTTATGTCAGGGACTTTTTCCGCGAGCATCCGCAAAGTCTGAAATGCAAAAGTAGTCGCAAGATCCACCTGCTCCATAATCGAGAGGTCGTTGCTCTGTAACTGGGCCACATCGGCAGCGTTGCTGAAGTTTTCTACGGTATCCCCGAGGTCTGCAAAGATAACCTTTTCTGGCTTCTCTTGCTTCACCATCTCCATAAGGCGAGCCTGCATAAGCTCTACTCGCTCTATCAGGGACTGAGAGTTACCGCGGTAGTCCACCTTGCCCACCTGAAGATCAGACCACATCACAACTAAGCAGCGGTCCGTTGTCTTTGGAAGCTTCGGGGTCTTGGCTTTTTTCTTTGCTTCCTGCAAAAGAAGCGGCAGGTCTATGCCTGCCGTCTTTTTACGGAACTGAAAACGATAAGCGGTTAGCCAGTCGCCGTCGTATCGCTGCCAGCGCGAGGTACGCGGTGTGCCGACTATCTCGATCTCGTTTGGGTCGAAGCCAGCGTCAGTCAGGAACTCGTCGAAGTTCGGAGCTTCGCTGTATCCAGGAGTTGTAGCCGTTCCTTCGGTGCCGTCAAACTCTACGCCAGGGCGAAAGTTAGCGGGTGCAGTTACCTTTGTTGCGGGTTCTAGATTCTCCAACATAGCTCCAGCCTATCCTCGGTAGCAAGCGCAGGTCTTATTTCGGTGTTTTGTAATTGTCGTGTCGGACAAGCTGAGTCCGCGTTCACGTAGGGCATTCTGAAGAGTTTTTGCTGCCCATCGGTCTATGTTCTGTAGAGCAGCAGACAGAATCTTTGCGTCGTTCTCATCAAGCTTCTCTAAGGTTTGTGCAACTTTGCAATAAACAGATTTACTCTTTGGAGGCTCAAGACCCTCTAGCATCGTTCATTCTCCTGTCCATCTCTTCTACTGCTCTCTCAACGCCTTCCTTGACCGCTAGATCAAAGTCGTCGGTTTGTAGTACTTCATAGTTCTTGGCTATGTAGCGCTTTGCCAAGGCTATGACGGTGGACCTAGCACCGAGTTCTATACCAGCCCTAAGCATCTTCATCGAAAGATCAGACACCTCGTCTTGTAGCTTCCAGGCTGCAACGAGCCTGTCTACGTTTAGTCCCTCGTCCACGGCGCGCTCAAATCATTCTCGTCAGCCAACAAAATGTCTACCACCCTTATCAGGTGCGGGTTATTGCCAGCACCGAGTCCGGCCTTGGATTCTAAATACTCAGCCAAGTCCTCTCGGATGCAATCTAGATCGGCAGACCACACCAGGTTACGATCCCGAAGCAGCGCTGCGGCCTGCCGAAAATTAGCGTAGATACGGTCGTTCTTATTCATCGCCTACCTCGTCTGCCACCTGACGTAGCGGCTCTACGGGTACGTTGATACCCAGGTCGCGTTCGTGTTCTAGGTGCTTCTGAAGTGACCGAATACGGTTGATTCTAAAGCCCGACCAGCGACGGTCGTCTGTTTCTACGATCGGGGCTGAGATAAGTCCCATCTCTTTGAAACGCTCTACAGCCTTCGGGGAGCGGTTTAGCTGTCTGACCGAATACTGAATGCCAAGCTTGTCAAACTCACGCTTAGTCTGCTTACACTGTACGCAGTTCGGCAGTTCCCATACGGTTATCTTCACAGCATTGCCCCTGTCTGTCGCATAATTTCTTTTTTGGCGACAATCATTGCTTCTACAGCAGCATCGTGACCTACACGCTGAGTCTTTGTCATTTCTTTAGTCTTGACATTGTGAATCTTATTTGAGATGTTTCTAGCTGCATACTCAGACCCGACACGGATGCCCTGTTTGTATGCCTTGTCCATCTGCTTGCCGAAGAAGAAGTCGGCTGTGTCGTACCAAAAATCTGACCAGTTATGCCACATCTTCGTAATCACTCCTGAATGCTTTGATGGCCTTTCGAAGGACCTCCGCCGTGGTTTTGTTGCCAATGTTCCATTCTCGATCTGCTGCTTGTTCTAATTCTTCTACAACTGAATTCCAGCCCATATCGTAACCAGCCTGAAACAGTGTGTCAGTGAAGAACTCTAGCTGACTTTTTATCTCTGAGACTTTCATATCTCTCCTTTCAAGAAACAGATTAGAGAGAGGTAGTGACAAAGGCAAGGACATTCCGGCAGTTGTTACCGATTTGTTATACACCCGTAATTGTGACCGAAGCACCGGGTTCGCGACCATCTGCGTAGACCTTGGTGGCGATGAGGTTTACGACCTGAGAGTCGTCTCCCCAGATAAGTTCTGATTGCCCAATGCCGTCTAGCAGCCCACGGCAGAGCTTGTCTAGATCAGGCGGCACGATGGGCCAAGGACGCTTCTCTTGCTTGACTGAAGCCGGACGGGGCATAAAAAATACAACCTCCACCCTGACTGGCCCTAGAAAGAACAGGTCCTCGTCACGGGCGCGGGCTTCGGTGCAGACTCTGGCTATCTCTTTGCGCCACTTGCGAAGCTTCTCTGATGAGGCCTCGATAAGTCGGCCTTTGATAATTCGCTTCGATCCCTGGGGGGCAGGGTTACCGAAGATCTCAAGATGCAGATTCATACCACTGACGGAGTATGGCAACAACGTGTACCCCCGCCCAAATAAAACCCATTGTAGCCGTCACAGGCTCTGCTTGGACGGAGAGCAGGCACAGCAGCGTGGCCGTGCCTAGCCCTACGAACTTTGTCATTAGAACGGGGTGTCGCTCTTGATAACTGGGTTATTGACGTGCAGTGCGGCCACACGCTTTAGGTCGCCAGTCTGCTTGTCGTTGTATTCCTCGACGCGAGCTGAGATGTCGCCAACGATGTCTACGGTGTCGCCCTCGGCTACCTTTTGGTCTGTCCAGACCTTGTAGTACTCGTCGCGAGTGTTGCCCATAACTTCTACCTGAGCCTTGGCGGTAAAGCCCTTTGCGTTTACGTAGGCTACCGTTGCGTTACTGATCTTGATTTGAGCCATTATTTTCCTTTCACGTGGCTAGGTGATACACAATCAAGGTTGCCACAGATCCTTTCCCCTGGCAAGACTGGTTCCCCATTCTCGTCCACGGGCGTAAGCATATCTGAGGCGAAGTGACCGTGCCAGGGTAGGCACTTGAGGTCACCTTGCTGGATTGTGCTTGCTTTATTGACCCTACAGCTTTCGCAGTGCATCCGCAATTTACGGCGCTTGCGATTGACGGCAAAGGTTTTACCACATTTGTAGCAGTCAATAAATTCATCCACACAGTAAGCCTACTTCTTCACACAAAGATTGCACAAAGCAAGGTTCTTGCCGTGTTCGCATTTAGGGGCAGGTGCAGCCTGCTTTGCAAGTTCTTCCTGTTGTCTGATGTATTCGGCGCTCGCCTGACGCTCCTTCTCTGACCGAACCCTACGCTCCGGCACAACCGCTGCATCCTCCCAGCTATCGTTGTTCAACCAAGTTGCAGGCAGGCGCGTGAAGTCTGGATCTCTGCGTGGGTCGTTGCGGTAAGCGATAACCCCAGCCATTATGTCCTCAAAGCTTGCTCTCGTGATTGCGCTTCTAAAAGACTTGAATGCTTTTGTCTTATCTCCCTTGCGTGGATAAGCCTTGTAAAAATCTTCAAATAAAGGTTCTATGTTTTTCTTAATATGTTCTTCTTTATCTTTGTTCTTCTTAGTTGTCGGGTTATCCGTCGTCGGATTATCCGTCATCGGCAAATCCGCAACCCCTGGATCTCGGGTAGTCCAAACGGCTTCTCCAAACTTGCCCTCATTCTTTTGCGACCGAATCAGGTAGCCATACTTTTCTAGCTCGTGGACGGCGTTGCTAAGCGCATCACGGCCTTCGATTGTGTACTTAGAAATCTGGTTGATACTAAGCGCCCAGCCCTCGGAGTGCGACATAAGCATTGCCATCAGCCCACGTGCTTTGAATGTCAGTCTGTTGTCGCGCACCCAGTCATTTGGAATCTGAGTGAAGTGGTCGTCAATCGCGTGGTGTCCCCTTACCAAAGGCATTAGAACATAGCCTCCGGAGCGTCTACGACGGTCTTAGAGCCGTTTTCCTCAAGTACATACCAATTACCATCACACTCGTCGTAAACAGGGTCTGAAAAGTCCTGCCAGCTTGCCAGCTTGTGACCGAATCTTCTAGCATCTTCGGCAGCTACCTCGCTTGACTCCATACGGAAGTTGTATTCTTGGCAGACCATTAGCAGGTTCTGGTAGTGATCTAGCAGCTTTGACCCACCCATCTGCCTGTTCTTGCGATGGTGGACAACCAAATCTATGTCGGTCCCACAGTGCAGGCAGTAAGGGTCACGCTGTTTTAGCTTCTGTCTGATCCTTGGTGTGATGCTCACTTCATCTCCGCTTGCATTAGCTTCACTTGAGTTCCCAATGCCATTAGTGAAGTTTCTATAGTCTTTATTTTTACCTTGATGCGGTTGTGTTCGGCCCGTCTCAAGTCCCGCTGCAACCGAGCGTCGGCAGCTTCTAGCTTGGCGAGCGCCGTGCGGTCTGCCACAGTGCCTTCATTCTTGATAAAGGCCTTCTGCTCCACTGTGTCAAGGTGGTGTTCAGCTTCGGCTAGGGCAACCTCAGCTTCGTATAACGCGTCTGCGCCTCGGCTATTCTCCTGAGTTAGCCTGGCGATCTCCTGAACTACCTGAGATGGAAGCACTTAGCCTCCAAAGATGGTGCAGAAGTTCAGCATTCCAGAAGTCGGCTTCATCTTGCCTACCCTTCCTCAACGCTGATTGGTAAGCTTCCGTCAGCTCCTTCACCTTCGCCACTAGCACTGAGGACTTTCGCACGTTCCTCAATCCTTTCTAGTGTCTCCGGTGAGGCACCTTCTGTTTTCGCCTGAGCGTATAGCCAGCGTAAGCCACCTACATCGGTAATCTTATCTGCTTCTTGCAACCAATTCTTGCCAGGGGGTTTTGGGGTTACTCCGCGCTCCGCCTTCTCCATCTCGGTACGCGATGCGCCTCGGTCACCGCTGTATCCCGCATTTTTAAGACTGCGCCCAATGGCAGATGTTTCGGCGTTTTCCAAGGCAGCAGTTTGGTTTGCGCCCTGGCCGCCATCCACCTCAAACGCGAGGCCAGTAGCTTTTGGCAGACCATTCGCTTGGTCGCCTGCCGAGAGAAATATGCTTGCCTGAACAACCCAAGTTGAGACTGAACGGTCCACCTGAGTCGTAAGATTTTCCGTCGTAATACGGCCATCTGGGTTTTCATCGTAGAACCTCCTAATGCGTTCTTCTACTGTTTCGTAATCATTCAGGTTGAATCTCGGCATCATCATCCTCGCTTTCAACTACAAACTGCCAGCCCTGAGACATATAGAACCAGTGATCCAGCTCCATAATGCTGATGCGCTCTAGGCCTTCCTCGTTTACCTTTAGGCCGTCTACAAGCCCTGTGACTTGCGTTACGCCCTTCTGCATTGTGACGTAGCTACCAATTCCTAAATCCACGTCGTTCCTTTCTTATTTATGACTAATGATGGCTCAGGGCCTCCCTTTGTCTCGATCGTTCCCCATTTTGCGTCGCCCATTTCGTGCAACACCTGAGACTTGAGCTTCATAAGCGTCCTGTACGCCTTGTCAGACGTCTCCTGAGCTTTCATAAGGTCAATCCCTAGTTTGCCTAGTTGAACCTCTCTGAGGTCAATCTCAGGCGTTTCAGCCCTAACTGCGTGATAGGTGGCATCTGAGCCATCCCACGCTGGTTTGTGATCATCTGTGATGCAGTGCCAAAACTGACCGAGCATTTCGTTCTGCACGTTTATCTGACCTTGACTGAATGGCACGTCGTACTCGTTCCAGGTCATTCCGGCCACAGCGACAATGACGCCCTTCTGGATCTTGAGGACGCCCATATAGTGCAGCACCTGAGCTACATAGGCGGGTGGCACCGACTCCCAAGTCTGACGTGATGTCTTGACCTCGATAATCATTAGCTCGCCAGTCTCCACGTGACGCGCGATTGCGTCGGGATTTGCGTGGCGATACTCGCAGTGTTCGTCTTGGTAGGTCCCAGTTGTCATTACTTCGTACTCTGGATGTTCCTCGGCCCACAACTGAAGGATAGGTTCTTCAAAAGCTTTGCCGAACCGAATAGCCCAGTTCTCTTTTATCTCGCTCGGGATCTTTCCGGTCTTCTTTGCCCAAAGAGCGTAGGCGCTCTCGTAAGGGTTCAGACCGAGTACAGTGCCTACTTCACTACCTCCGATGCCTTTAGACCGCTCAGAATGCCACTCAGGGCTTCCTGGGTCGTATACACCGAGTAGTTTCGCCCCGTTTATTGTGGGCGGTGCGTAAGTTTTCAATTTCCTCCTCTGTCAGGTAGCCTTACCCTATGTTGTCCCAGGGACTTTTTACAAGTGCGTATATGAAATTGTTATCTTCGATACGTTCTGTTGGTGGTGTTCCCTGCGAGAAGAACTCTGATCTTTGGTTTCCGGAGGACTTTGACGACCCAGAGATGCGCCATCGGGCAACGGTCGTAGCTAAGGGCATCTGCTATGAATGCCCAATCAAGAAAGAGTGTTTTGAGTACGCCCTATCTACGCGACAGAAGCACGGGATCTGGGGCGGGACCAGCCCTGATGAGCGCTAATTTGACAAGCCAATAGCGAGTGCATAATGTTTGCGTATGCAAGACGCCAGAGAGTATTTGAAACTAGCTAAAGCCATAAAGGAAGCGCCCTATGCCCCTGCTTGTATGGTGACTGACCCTGATTTGTGGTTTGAATCGCACGATGAGGATTACTTTCAGCCAAGGGTGGCTAAGAAGTTCTGTGGGGAGTGTCCGGTCAGGCAGCAGTGCTTAGAGTACGCGCTTACAGTAAACGAGCAGTATGGCGTCTGGGGAGGGCTTACCGCGAAGGAGCGTCAGGCTCTGCGAGCGAAGGGTCGTGGTCAGGGACGTCTTCGGCGTAGTCCCCAAAAAT